GGCCGTGCGCGCCAGCCGCCGCAGCTCACCCATCAGCAGCTCACCCCGCCGCTCGCCGTGCAGGGACTCCTGTGCCGCCTCTGCCAGCCGCTGTTGCGCTCCCGCGAGATCCGGGTACTCAGCGGCCAGCCGTTCCTCGGCGCGCCTGGAGGCTTCCTGGCGGATCGACGGAGCCCCGCTCTCGACCAGTTGCTGGACTAGCTCGGCCCCAGTGCGGAAGCCGAGACCCGCGGCGATGGCGTCCGGGTGGAGCCCTCCCTCCTTCTGGTAGCAGCCGTTGAGCTTCCTGAGATCGGCCGGATCGATCCCCATGGCCAGCAGGGCATCCTTCGACAGCTTGTGCCAACGTCGGGGCTCACCGGGCTCGACAGCGGGTTCGAGGAGCGCATCGGGAGGGTCGGTCTCGTCGAGCATCTTGCCAGTCCGCAAGAACCAGATGGCGCGCAGCAGCGGATCCCGGGCCATCTCGGCATCGACTTCAGCCCTGATCTCGGCCTTGCGGTCGCGGTACTCGGCGTCGAAAGCCCGCAGCCGCTCGTTGATCAGTCGCTGCCGCAGCTCCTGCTTGGCCTCCTCTCGTGCCGCCTCCACATCCGCCTGGTACTCCGCAGCCTCTGCCGCGCTCATCTCCAGGCCGATCGCCCCCGCGAACCCGGAGGCATCCTGCATCGCGTTGATCTCCTCCTCGGAGGCCAGCATGCGGTCCATGACGGCACGCGTACCGTCGGTGAGCTTGACGTTGAGGGCGGTGAACCGGCGGTAGACGGCGATCAACCAGGCCGCGAAGCGGGCGAAGGTGGCCGACAGCTCCTCGGAGGGGGCCTTGCCCTCCATCAGGTAGGCTTCGCCGCCACGCGCGAGCTTCTCCAACTGGTCGGTCGTCATGGCCGCCCGCGAATCCGCACCGACCCAGTTGAGCAGGGTCCGGTAGTCGCGCTGCAGGCTCTCGTTGCCCGGGTGTTCCTCGACCAGATCGCCCATCACCTCGAAGAAGAGGTGCCAGGATTCGTGCATGAACGTCGAGGCATCGGCGTCGGCCAACAGGCCGATGTCGAACTCGCGTCCGCCGCGCATCAGGATCATGCCGCGGCTCTTCTGTTCGAGCTTGTCCCACCCCTCGTATCGTACTGCCGCCTCGACCTCGCCCATGCCGGCACTCGGCAACTCGAACGTGCCATCGACCAGCGCCGTCTCGCGATGGCCGGCGAGCATCTCCTTGTACGCCTGGATCCGCGCGATGATGTCGTCGCGGGTGGTGTAGATCCGCGACCCGGTGCTCGGCGGCACGCGCTCGCCGGGATGCTTCTCCTTCCAGGCCTCCATGTCTTCGAGTCGAACCGAATCCCCGGGGAAGCGGATGTCCTTGAGCACGATGTGGGTCTGGATCGGCGGATCGATCTCGGCCCAGTTCGGCTCCGTGCGCGGCTTGAATGCGTACTTCGGCTTGGCCGGCTTCTGCATCTGATCGGCAACGATCTTGGCGTAGCTCGCCGCGCGCGGATCATGGCCGGCCAGCGCTTTCAGATCGGTCTCCGAGAACATGTCCTCGAGCACCGGCCGCAGGCCAGCTGGAGCTTCCGGATCCGACAGATCCCAGACCTGACCCTTCTGGTCAGCGCCCATGTTGCGGTGCGCCAACCAGCAGCCGGACGAGCTGGTCGCACAGCGCCGGCAACTGCCGAAGTAGGTGCGCTCCTCGGCATCGCAGGGACAGGACAGCTTGCGGACGTGGGATGGCAGGGCAACGTGCAGAGCGTTGCTGGCGGCGAACACGCGCCCGATCGCGCCGGCCTCGGCCAGCCGGACCAGGGCGGGGATCTCCGACTCATCGGTCAGCAGCCAGGCGTTGAGGATCTGGCTTTCCCGCCAGTTCTCCAGGAGCTTCTTTTCACCGTAGTGATCGAGGAGCTGGATATCGATCGAGCCCATCTTGAGGAACGGGGCGGTCGCAGTGCCCTTCAGCTTGGCCAGATTGTCATGGTGCCGCGAGAAGATGTGGATCGGGCGGTCGGCATGCTTCGCCAGCTCGTTGAACGCCGCGACCGTCTCGGTGCTGGTGAGGTCGCCAGATCCCAGCAGGCGGATGAACGGCAGCTGCGTCTTCGGGATCTGAGCTGCTTCGGCTGCGATCATCCGCCCGAATAGCTCCGGGTCCGCCATCAGGTGCACCGTGTTGCGGAAAGCCTTCCTGACCGTCGAGAGCCTGACCATGCCGGCGCTGGCGTAGCACTCCTGGCAGGGCGTCGTCGGCTGGCAGGTACCGATCAGCAGATCGACCGAGGCCTCGGTCTTGCCATTGTCCGAGAGCACCAGCTTCTGGCCAGCCTTCAGCGGCAGCTCGCCCTTCGCCAGGGCGTCGTCCTCGAACATCGTCGCGCCACGCCGTAGCTCCTGCAGCTCGGTGAGGAAGTCCTTGCGCGCCGCGTCCTCCAGGTTCCGCTCGTCGGCCAGGGTCTCCGGGTCGATGCTGGTATCAACCAGTCGCTGGAGCACGCCCTGCTTCTTCAGCCGATCGAGCACCTTCGCCAGATCGCGTGACCGGATGGACCGGACCAGGGGCCGCTCGGAGCCGACCAGCTTGCCGGGAAGCATCACCGCCTCGTCCACCGGCCCGGCCAGCTTCTCGACGATCTCCAGCTCCTTGGACAGCCGGTTGTTGACCGTCCCGAAGACCGGATCATCCCACGGGGCCTGCCACTTCTCGCGGTTGGCCTGGAGGAGTACTCGTGGCCCCTGCTCGCCCTCAAGAGCGATCGGGCCGGTGTAGGTGTCTACCGGCTCCTCGGCAAGCAGCTCGACCTCGGCTGCCGGCCAGTTGCGCTGGGCGCGCTCCAGGGCGTGCTCGGCGGTCTCGCCGTCCATCCCCTCGATGAATGTGTCGCCGGTCGGCTCGAGGATCGAGGGCGGCAAGCTAACCCGGACTGTGATCTCGGCGGTGTAGCTTGGGTGCTCGCCGTAGCCCTTCTGCTTCGCCGGGTCGGCCGCGTACCCCATGAGACTGTCCGGGGTCTTCGAGTACTTCCCTTCGCCGAGGATGGCATCGATGATCTCGTCCACCGGCACGTCTGCCGGCTGGCGAATCGCACCAGCCTCGCCCTGCTCAAGGATGTTCGCGCTGGCCGGGTCGTAGGTGCCGACGTTCCCGGTGGCGGACTTGATCTGGGTTGGCTCGAAGGCGACGTAGGTCGCCCCGGGATCAGAAAATGATCCATGGGGGAAGATGATGCCATCGTGCCCATGCTCTTTTGCGTATTCGATCGCGTCGGCGTTGGACTCGACGCCTGCTATCTCCGTGTCCACCTCTATGACGAGGGGGTTCTGCAGGGACAGATAGACCGGCATGACGGCCGCCCCCGCCCGATCTTGATCTCCGAATGCGATCCCCTCGGCAAAATATGCCGTATCTGCCGACTCCCCAGAAAAGAAAAACCCCTCGTCTCGGCTACCAGTAGCTGCGCCGAACCGCCCCTTGTCGAATACCCCAAAGCCGACCTCTTCGCCGTGCGTCCCGTGGTAGACCACCTGCGGCGCGCCCTGTTCGTCCACCACCTTCGATTCGCCGAACCACTCTTGGAATGCTGGCGACTCCGGCTGCAGCATCACACCCCGACCACGCATCGCCTTTGCGACCTGCTTCGGCGTCATGCGGCGGATGTTGACGGTGTACCGCTCGAACAGCTCCAGCGGCGTCATCTCCGTCCGTCCAGCCATGGTGCGGAACATCGCCTGCCAGACGCGGGAGTTGCGATCGACCTCCTCGGCGCTGTAGCGGCGGGTCTTCGTCAAGGCTTCGTGCACGCGCTCGTAAATCTGCGCGTCCTCGGGCACCGCACCCTCTTCCTGCTCGCCCAAGATCCGCTCAACCTCGGCGTCGATCACCTTCCGTTCACGGATCGCCTCTCGCAGGGAGAGCCCTCCAACCGACCCGCGCACGTCCTGCAGGATCTGCTCGTGGTGCTCGGTCTTGGCGAGGCGCGTGATGTAGTCGGCCAACGGGATGATGAGGTCGCCGCCGCCGCGCAGAGCCTCGTTGTAGTTGCTGTCTTCACCCAGAGTCCGTTCGGCCATCTCGGCGGGATTGAGCCCGATCGATTCCCAGTAGGCATTCCACCGATGCACGTCGAGGTAGAGCTGCTTGAGCCCGGGCTCGGCTCCCTCCTCGACGCCGTCCTCGAGGATCGACTGGAACAGGGCGTGGAACCCGTCAGGCGCGCTGTCGATTGTCCCGGTTTCCGCGCTCCCATCGGCCAGTGCGGTGAGCCACTCGGCGTGGTGCTCGGCCTTGCGGGCGTCGCGGAGATGGACGAAGTGGCCAGAAGCACCGCCGAGCAGCGACAAGCCGAGTGCGCCCTGGGCGGTATGCACCAGGATGTCGGCCATCCGATCGGTGATCTCATCCCTGGACATCGCCTCGAACTCTCGCTCGGTGCCGGCAGCGGCCCACTTCTTCGACAGCTCTGAGGCCACGACGACTGTCAGCTCCTGACCCAGCTCGGTCGTCATCTCCCCCAGGGTGCCGGCGAGCACGTCGGTCCCAGTCCGCGAGAGCGCCCGCCGATAGGTCGCCTGTCGCAGCGCCTTCGTTGCCGCGTCGCGGGTGTACTTCCGCAGGACCGCCTTGCCGGGACCGGTGCGGGCCAGGATGTTGCCGAGGCCGCCGACCTCCAAGATCGAGTTCAGGAGCCCCACGCCGCCGCATGCTCCCCGGACGAGGTTCTCGGGCAGTGGGTTCCCGTCGGCATCGCGGATCGCGGATAGCTCGTCGTAGGCCAGGCCCGCCTCGACCTGGTAGGTGTACTTGGCGGCCCCCCAGGCAGCCCAGAAGGGCGCAGAGGTGACAGCAGCGGCTACGCCGGCCTCAGGGGCGGCCACAGCACCGATGCCCGTGGCAGCGACGAGACCAGCAGCGGCGAGCCCCGTGGTGCCGCCGGCCTCGACCACCATCGTCCCGGCGTGCGACATCGCGCCGAGCGTCATCGGAAGCAGCTCGGCCGTCCCCCCCGGGATGCCGGCGAAGAAGTTCGATGGGCCGATCACATTGCGGGACATCCGTTGCTGCAGCTCTGGGATCTTGGCAAGCTCTTCGGCTGTCGCCTGGTCGGTCGATTGCCGGTAGCGGATCATGCCGAGCTGGCTGATTGCTCGCCCCTTGTCCCAGCGGCCAGGGATCGTGACCGATACCGTCTTCTTGATCTTCTCCCAGACGGGGAGTTCCTCCCAGACGAGCCCCAGGTTCTCGGGATGACCGAGCCATTCCCGCACTCGCGGACTCGACCTGATCCACTCGACGCCATCGAAGTCTGCACGCCGCGTCTTATGCTCGATCTCGTCGAGGCGCTCATCAATCACATCGAAGGGCAACGGCACGCGGACCTTTTGCTCGATGATCCGCCGGGCACGCTCCGGGGACATGGCGGACGCGCTATCGGCTGACTGGGTCAGGTCGGCGTAGTTCTCCTCCGTGTACCAGTCCGGCAGCGCGACATCGTCCTCGTCCTGCAGCGTGACGCCCCACGGCTGCAGCTTCGGCTGCTTACGCTCCGGCTCGGGCGGCGCGGGCTCTTCTCCGGGTCGCCGTCCATGGCGCTGGCCCTCGGGGAGGATGAACGGCCCGTCAGTCACGGCTGATCCTCCTCGACTTCAAGCAGGGTTCGCGGCTGCTCGCCGCGCTCAAGCGCCTGCATGGCGAGCGCTTCGGACTCTCGCATCCACCATTCGTCGGAACCCCGCTCCGGCTCGGTCGTTATGATGGCACGCGGGGCATTGCGGATCATTCCGAGCACGGCAGCATCGTCCTTGGCCAGTTTGGCGTCGGTGGCCAACTCCAGAAGCTCTTCGCTGGGCTCGCGCTCGTTGAGACGGAACGCTCGGAGAGTCGCTTCCTTGGCATTCGCACGATCGTTCCGGCCGCGCTCCGAGAGCTGATACGTCCGGACGATCGCCTGCAGGCCGGGGTCGCCGGCACGCCACTTGGAGGCCAGCTTCTCCAGTTTGTCGCGAGGCGGAAGCCCGCCGTGGTCGGTGAACCAGTTGGTGAATGCCGCCTGCACGTAGTCCGGAATCTCCTCCCATTCGATGTGCGCTCCCTCGAGCTGTTCCGCCGAAAGCGCGTCCACCGGCAGCAGCCGGTCCTTGCCTTTGGTCACAGTCACCGTGTCACCCAGCATTTCCTTCATGATCTCGATGTCGCGACCGGGCGGCAGCTTGCCGTCGTTGACAGCCTGCTCTCCGGCCACCCTCTCGTCGTAGGCCAGCAGGAAGCGCGAATGCTCCAGCGACTCGTCGGAGCCGGAATCGGGCTCCAGGCTCGACGAGAACCCAGCCTCGAAGTAGCCCGCGTTGACGCGCTGCCGGCGGGCAAGGATGGCGGCATCGGTGGATGGTTCAGCGTTGAGGATCTTCTGGCGTCTGTTCAGCGCCGTCGTGTACTCACCGGTCGTCACTCGGCCAATCAGGAGTGCGTCGTACTTCTCATCCGACATCTGCCGATGCTGATCTGGCGTCATGCGCGTGGCCACGGCAAGGGCCCGCGCGGAATCGATCTTGTCGATCTTGGCGGGAGTGCCGTGAACCTGGGCGCTGAAGCGACGCAGAGCGTCATCCTGCCCCGGCGAGATGCCACGCCGCTGGGCACGGGAGAACTCCTCGTAGGGTTTCTCCTCGACCTGCTGTCGCAGTTGCCGGTACCGGGCATCCTCACCCTTCGTCCGCGCCGCGTCCTCTCTGGTCTGTCGGTAGTCGAACCGGGCCTGGGCAGCCGTGCGCGTATCCTCGTCTTTGCCCTCAAGGGTCTTCTGCAACGACTCGAACGCAGCACCGTAGCTGTCGGCCCCCTCGATCGCAGCGTCTGCCAGTCCGCGACCCTTCCGTGCTCGGCTGTCGGCGGCCAGGTCGTCTTCGATGTCCCCGCGGTGCTCTGGCAGGATCGCCGCCTTGAAGATGCCGTACCAAGATTCGGCCAGCTCGTTCTCGCCGCGATCCCAGAATCCTTCGAGGGCCTGGAGATGCAGTGCCGACCGCTGCTCGGCGATGGCTCGATCGACGGTTTCCGGCTCAGACCCGCGCAGCAGCTCCGTCAACGCCGCGTCGGCATCGCCAATCGCATCCATGATGCCTTCCATGTCGCCGGTCTGGCCCAGCCCCTCGATCTGCGTCAGAGCCCGCGACAACGAAGAGTCTCGCTTCGCCGTCAAAGCCTTGTCCCGAGCCCAGTCGAGCTGCTTCGATTCGTGAATGGCGACCCGGGAACGCACGGTCTCCATCGACCGCTGCACGGACGGCAGGAACCGCTGGCGCTGGTCGGCGGACATGTCGGCCAGGAGTTCGCTGACCTTGCCGTCGTAGTCACTGATCAGGGTGTCTGCGGCATCCGGCACTTGCGTGCCCCGGAGCTGGAAGAATGACGAAAACCGTTCGGTCTCGAATTCGCCAAGGTCAGCCTCGGCCTGCCAGACGGTAGTCTCGTCCGCTTTCCGTTTGGCGTCAGCCGCCACGCGCCGTGCTGCCGAGGCCGCGCGACCGAGGCCAGGCGCAAGGGCCGCTACGCCACCCGCTGGCGGGCGCGGTGCGCGGATGGTCGGCAGCACCGACGGCTGCGCTTGCGGCGTGTAGCGAGGTGCGGTCGGCATCGTGCTCTCCTTCAGCTGTAGAGGCCGCTCTTCCAGTCAGCCCAGATGTCGGACGCGCCACCGATGATCGTGCCGCCAGCGGCATACACGCTCTGCTGCCCCTGCGTCTTGCCCTCCCATCGGGCGAAATCGCCCTGGGTCTGGAGCCCCCAGGCTCGGCGCATGGCATCGTTGTGGATCGTCACCGCGTCGCGATTGATCAGCGTCTCGGTGCCGGTTTCGATATCGAGGGCGGATCCAGTTCCCAGCTGGCGGCCGGCAGACAGCGCGACTCTCTGCTCGCCTGCCAACTCGCGACCCCGGCGGCGGGTCTGCGCTCCAGCCACATCGCCCTGCTCAAGCGCGCTGATCGCCTGCTCTCCGACGATCTTCTGTTGTGCGACGCCGAGCTTCTCGGCACTGCGGCCCTGGGCGTAGGTACCGTACCCGGCAGCAGCAACAGAGGCGATCTGAATAGCAAGCGGCAACCACGGCATATCACTTCCTCCGGACGAACGCGCGGAAGCCGTAGCCGTTGGCTTCCAACCGCTCGCCAATCTCGAATCCCAGCAGCTTCAGGAACCGCATGGCGTCTTCGTACCTCTCGTCTACTGCCCCGCCAAGTACCGGCCAGTTCACCTGGAAGAAGTCGAGCAGTCTCTTTGACTCCCGCACGAACGTCAGCGGGAATTCCTCGACCATGCGACTGGTCAGCAGCCAGATCACGGCGTGACCGGCCACGATGTCCTGCGGCACGATGCCGAAGATCGCCGCCGGGCAGCGGTTGGCGTACCCGACGTAGGCCTCAGCCGACTGCTCGATGCTATCGCGTAGCGACTCGACCACGTCCTTGCCACTCGCGGCCCAGACCTCCTCGGCGTCACGAGTTCGCATCACGCGCGCCAGCTCGACGGCGTGCCGGGGCCGAGCCCGCTCGTATGTCAGCTCAACGACCACCTTGCACATCCGGGGTTACGGCCAACACCGTCACCGGCAGTGGCTCCAGCTGCTGGACCAGCACCTGACCATCCAGATCCCAGTCGTCTTCCATGCCAACTTCCTCCTTGTCCGTGATCAGCCGTGGCGTGCCGAAGTAGCCATCGCTCACATCGCGCGCCAGCGGGGCGTACTGGCTCTCCTCGTCCGTACCGACGGTCATGCCAGCCGACTGGTGCAGAGACAGCCATACGCGCGGCACTCGCTTCGCGATCACGCTGGCCGCTGGCTCCTGCGGAGACGAGATGGGCAGCGTCTTGAATTGCGCCGTAATCGGCAGGCCGGCGTGAATCACCACGGCCGGCGGGTCGAGTGCGACCTGGCCACTCGTGACAACCTGCTGCGGGCGGGTCGAGCCGTCACCGAGAATTGCCACGGTCTCGCCTTCGAGGTGGCCGAGGCCGGCGATGAGCGGCTGCGCGTGTCCCCAGGTCACTGTGGCAGTATCCTGAAGGGCGGCCGGCAAATCCTGCATGGCCTTGACTGTCACCTTGTAGGCGTTCTGGAAGGATGTGATCAGGAACCGATACGGCCGATCGTCGAGCGGGAAGTGGACTTCGTCAAGTACGTCAGCACTGCCGAAGTAGGCGGCGCTGGTCGTGATCTCCAGCTCTTCATCCTGGGTCCAGGTCGTGCCACCGGAGATCGTCATCGTCGTCGAACCGGTGTTGGTCCCGTCGTAGCTCAGACCACTGTCCACGAAGAACGACTCCTCGATGTCGGCATCAGTGTTGCGAGGCTCGAGCCGCTCGACATACCGCTTGGTCGCACCATCGATCGTGCGACGCACGCAGACGTAGAGCGCACTCTCGTTACCCTCTGGCACCGCACAGACGTTCTCGATAACGCCACCGGCGCTGTCATGGCGGTGCCATGCGAGCATCGAGTGGTGATGGTCGTAGCTCAGTCCGAGCAGCGTGCCGTCGGAGCGCACCATCCAGACGATCGAATAGGGGCTCTCGGCGTAGCACGCATCGACCAGCGTATAGCCGTCGAACAGATGCTGGCTGACGGTCGAAATGTTGATGGCGTCGTAGCGCCCGTTCTCGCCGACGGCAAGCTCACGGACAGTGCGGTCGTCAGGCCCGATCATGATGGCGCGACTGCCAACAACCACCGGGCTGACCCAGCTACATCCGCGCTCGGTCTGCACACGGGGATCAAAGCTGCTTGGCGTGATCAGGTCGTCCTGGCCACCGAGTACTCGCCACAGGGCACCGCCGGTGATGACGACCATCCCTTCCAGATCGAGCACCGCGCGGACCTCATTGTTCTGAGGGCTCGCCAGCGTGGCGATGATGGCCTGGTCGTCGAGAGGGGGCATCGAGCTGTTGAAGTTCTTCCGGACGCCGGACTGCGAACACCAGAGCGTCTCAGGGGCGTTGTCGGAGTTGGCGTAGATCATCCGCTGCTGGTACGTCGTGACGACTGCCGGGTATTTGCCGGCGGCGTTCAGCACATCGGCCACGACCGGCGGGGTGACCCCCTGTGGCGCGTTGTTCTGGTCGTAGAAGTTCGGTTCCGGGGTCCGGCCAACCAGCTCGTACTGCGTTCGGACTTCGTAGATGAACTCGGAAGCCGGCTTGGTGATGTAGACGACAGCCCGATAGACGTTGTATTCGATGGCTCCGGTCACCGCAGACCATTCGACTACGGCACCCGATGGATCCTCCGTTCGGACGTCGGCCGACAGGAACATCCCTCCCCACACTGTACCGACGAGAGTGTCGAAATGTATGATATCGCTCGGCTCGCTCTCGTTGTACTCCTCGTCGATCGAGGTCACCTTCCAACCGTAGGCCCGGATCGGGTTGATTGCAGTTTCTTCGGGCGCGACATCGAAGCCTGAAGACGGAGGGTCTATCGTCGCCCCGAAGGTCACCACATCCAGCGACCAGTCGTCATGGTCAGCCCGGGACAGTTCGCGCGGCGCATGGTTCGGGTGGGCGATCGTCATCACGTCACCCACTTGACGGAAGGACAGCCGCGGCAGCTCCTCCTCCTCGTACGGGGTCGCCAGCTCGAAAGCCGACGATCCGTCGAGGACCAGGGCTCCCTGGTAGTACACCCGCATCAGGTTGTCGGTGAACTCCAGCACGTAGGTCTGGTCCGGATTGTAGACGAAGGGGATCAACCGACAGGGGCTGTCCTGATAGACGGTGTCGATGTATCGGAATCCCGATCGGTTCCGCGCCCCACCCTGGGGCAGGACGAAGAAGTTCCGGCAGCGGGCCAGGCCGGTGTAGTACCGCGCCAGATCGACTCTGGCGTGCAGGCCGGGATCGAGTTCTCCAGAGGCGAAGCTGGCTTGATGGATTGGATACGCCATGTCAGCTCCTCGCCCGGATCCACTCGGCGTCGGGCTCGACCTCCGGTGTGCCGTGATCCACCACTTCGAGCAGGGCCTCTCCGGCTGCCCGCTCCAGCGCGGCCTTGACCTCGGGCCGGCGGTTGTCGTTGGCCCGCAAGGGGCCGATCAGCTTCTGTGCGAGGCGGGATGCGAGGAAGTCCGCGAAGCCGGCCGTCATGTAACCCACCACCTCGATGCGCCTGGTGTACACCAACTCGGCGCTGGCGCGAGTGGTCAGAATGACCCGGCTGTTCTCGTCGTCCAGCTCGACGACGAAGGGCACCTCCTGGTTTCTTGCCGGCCGGCGATAGCCTGAAGCGATGTAACGCGGCTTGAGGCAATCGGACGGGTAGGCGTACTGATACATCCATTCGGAGGGCGGCGTGCCGGTCAGGGCCAGGTTCTTGCGTGCCGTCGCGAAACGCCAGTGCGCCAACTCCAGCAGGGCGTCGCGCGAGGAGGCGTAGAACGACTTGCAAGTCTGAGCCGACAGCGTGTTGTCGTCGAGACTGGTGATTCGCCGCTGGCCAATCAATCCCAGGGCGATGTTGCAGATCTCAGTGGCTGATTCAGCCATGGCTACCTCAAGTTGGGGCGGGCAGCAGCTCGGCTACCGCCCGCCCCTGTTACGTGGACCCGCCTACAGCGCGTCCTGATCGGCTGCGCGTTCCGTTTCGACAGGCTCGGTCCCTGTGTCTGGGTGGGTTTCGCCCTCTTCGTCGTCTGCCTTGGGCGGCGGGGACGGGGTAGGCGACAGGGTTCCAACTTCGGGCCGATCGTCGAGCGGCAGCATCCAATCAGACGGCTTCTCCCCGGGGTCCAGGGTGATGATGGTGTTCTTCGGCTTGAAGCCCTCGGCGGGCGACCAGCTATCCTGCATCGCGCGGTACCGACGGGGAGGCGGCTTCGGCTCTGGCGTCTTGACCTTGCTCTTTGCCTTCTGTGCCATCAGTCACCTCACGCGATGTTACGGGCGTCCGGGTTGATCTTGGCCTTGGTGCTACCCTCCGGGCCGATCCAGGAGGACACCTGGCCGGCGGTGAAGTCGCCAGTACCGCCGACCGTGAAGTTCAGCCGGAGGAACTGCTCGACATCGAAGCCACCAGGCAGTGCCATGCGGTAGTGCTCACCGGCGAGGAGCTGGGCCTCGGTGCGGATCAGCTCACCGGCGAGCTGCGGAGTGGACATGGCCACGACATCGGCCATCTGCAGGTGGGTGGTGAGAGTGCCGTCCTCGGCTCCCGAGACGAACGTCTCCTCGACGAGCAGATGGACGTAGAGCTGCTCGCCCTCGCCCCACCGAGCGAGCGCGGCACCCATGTTGAGGACGTTTTCGCCGACCGCCGTCGCGGTGATCGCCTGTTCGCTGGCCAGGACCAGCTTTGCGTCACGAATGGACATTGTGAACTACCTCCTTCCTGCGATCAGCTGATCGCGGTCTCCGTGGCGAGGAGTCCCTCGCACATGTAGATGGGGACACCGAGGAAGGTCATGATCGGCCGACCACGCTCCAGATCCTCGACGATCTTCAGGGTCGAGGACGCGACCTTCTCGATCACCGCGAGATGCAGGTACTCGTAGCAGGTCCGCCCCACGTAGATCGCGCCGACGCCGGACTGCCAGTCGTTGACGCGGTGATACGCCTTGATCAGGGTGGTCACGGCCGCCTTCATGCCATCGGCACTGGCGTCCATGACGCTCTTGTCCAGCTGGGCTCGGCTCACGTAGCGCCAGTCCTTCAGCGCCAGACCGACCTTCCACATGAAGTGGGTGCGGTACACCCGCATCAGCGCGCCGGTGGTGGCGTTCTCCTTGGTTTCGAGGCCGAGGTCTTCGACATCGAGCCCGGCCTTCTGCCCCTTCGGGAAGATGCCGTACATGGTCTGGTCGCCCCAGACGCAGAAGAACGCCGACATGCAGTCGGTACCGGAGGCACTGGCCTGCACGACGATGTTGTCGGAATTGTCCCCCGACAGGCTGTTGTAGCGGTTGGCGAGTCCGCGGTACTCCAGCGCGTTGCTGGCCGGGTCGCCGTAGAAGAGCAGGTTGAAGAACTTCTTGTTCATCGCGCTGATGAACGAGATGTCCTCGGACCACCGGGTCCGCTGGATCTGCCCGTTCAGCTTCGCGACTTCCTCGTCCACCTCGGACCAGGCCTCGATGATCGAGCAGTCCTCGGTGACGGGCTCGGTCCGAGACTTGCTCGGCACGGTGCCCTGGTTGAGTTCGCGCAACCCCACCGTCGGCTCGGCCACCCGCTGGATGAACCGGTGCCCGGTGGTGAGGTTGCCCTCCTGGAAGATAGCGTGCTTGATCGCGGGGTTCTTCTGCTCCAGCAGCTCGACGATCGCCGGAATGACACCGGTCGGGTCGGTACGCTGGGCGTGATCCGCCATCGTGAGATTGGTTTCGGTCAGAGTGGCCATCTATGGGGCCTCCTATTTCCCCTCTGGAGTCTTGGTGTAAATGCTGTCCAGGTTGAGGCCTCCGGACTTGCCGCCCTTGTCGCCGGCACGACCCCCGTCGAGCTTGTCCTCGTCGAGTGCCTGTCCCAGCGTCCGCAGGGCCTTGACCAGTGGCGGCGCGTTGCCGATGCCGTACTGGTTCACGAAGTCCTTCAGCTCCTGGCCAACTTCGTTCGTCGCAAGCCTCACCAGGCGCACGGTCTCGGGATAGTTGTCACCCCCGAGTTCCTTGTCGTTCTTGTTCTCCGCCGCCCAATCCGCAGACTGCTTGGTGTGGGCCTCGATATCTCCCTCCACCTGCGCCACCTGCAGATCGACCAGCTTCTGCGCCTGCTCCTGCGTGAGATTCAGATCCCTGAACACCGGCTCGGCAGCTGCCAGCAGCTCGGCGCTCGGCTTCACACCTTCCGGCAGGTCGAAGGCTTCGTACTTCTCGGGAGCACCTTCGGGCTTGTCGTCGTCGCCGTCCTTGTCGTCCTTGTCGTCCTTGTCTCCGTCGTCATCGCCGCTCTTCCCGTCATCGCCGTCGTCGTCTCCGTCGGTGTCTCCTTTGGAGTCGTCATCGCCGCTGTCGTCGTCGGCATCGTCGTTGTAGATGTCCGGGCGGGTTTCGCCACCGTCCTTTACGGTGCCCTCACCGTCGCCCTTCTCGCCGCCGCCAGCATCGTCGGCTTTGGTGTCATCCGCGCCGTCGCTACCGATCAGGTTTTCCTCAGGCATCGTTCTCTCCTTCGTTCGATTCCGAGGGCGGCTGTTCCATCAGCGCCAACACGCGCATGTACTCAGCCTGGCCCTCTGTGAACATCGTCAGGAACTGCTTCGGCTGCTCGCGCTGGACGCGGCCCATCAGCTCGCGTCCCACGTTCTGCTCGCCAAGGTGGAAGTAAGTGCGGGCGTTGCCCGTCATCGGATTGCGGAGCATCCCGCTCAAGTCCTCAATCAGCCACCACACGAACCGGCGGCCCTGGGGGGTGGACAGCACCGCCTCCAGATCCTTGATCCGCTGGGTTGCCAGCATCTGGTCGATCGCCGTCTGCCGTGCCCCCTGCTTTTCGTCGGCTGCGTCTCTCATGCTTGCGGTAGCTCCTGTTCGGTCATGCGCCGTAACGCGCTGTCATTGCTCAGGTCCGTGTCTGAGAGCCGCTGCGCGGCGTCAGCGACCTTCGGTGCGGCCTCAACTGCCATCGCCGCCTGACGCTCTTGCTGGCGCTGCTGCCGACGCTGTGCCACCGCTTCCGGACCCAGGAGTGAGTCCTCAGGCATGCCGACCATCTCGCCATAGCGCCGTACCGTATCGTCGAAGTCCACGATATCGACGGCCTCCTCGTTGAGCTGCGCTGCCGACCCGACGAACCAGAAGAACCGCTCCATGCCGGCCGTGCCGGCCATCTTCTGGTAGCGGGCGAGCGAGCTGATCTGCTCGACCTCCAGCTCCTGCCCCTCCAGCTCCGGCGGCACCGGCGGCAACATTCCCCGGCGATTCATGATCGCCAAAACCCGGGCAACCCCGGGCGTGAACAGATCGGGATCCATCCGCGTCACTGCCGGCCCCAGCATCATCATCTTCTCGTCGCGCTTCTCCTCGACCTCGGTCGCCGTGATCTGTCGGCGGTCGCTGGCCAGGGCCACGAGGAACAGGTCCTCGTAGAAGGCCTCGCGTACAGCCTGACGAGTTGCCTCGATGTCAGCATTGAAGTCCGAAAGGTTGATATCGACCTCGTGCACCGGCTGGAGCCCCTGCTGTCCCTGATGCACGTCGACGAAGTTGACCTTCGCGGGCAGCAGCGACACCGGCTCGGTCTTCAACGAGCTGGGTCCTTGGAGCGGCGGGTTGACCTTCTTCTCGACGAGCTGCGCCTTGCGCTTCGCCATGGTCTGCAGCTGCTTGATGTCGGGCAGGGCATCAATGCCGGGGCCGTAGCCCCAGGTGTCCTCGCCCTTCACCTCCCACCGCGGTACCACGTAGGGGAACTCGTCGAAGCCGCCTTGTGCCAGCAGCCCCTCGACATCGTTCGACCCCTCCTCCCACCAGACGGACCGGAACCGCTTGTTCCGGCCGGTCGGCAGCTGCCCGGGGTCGAGGTCGTCGTTCGGGGATACGGCGTGCAACACCCGGACGGGACCGTAGAAGAGCTTCTCGCGCCACGCGTTCTGCACATCCGTCGAACACTGCTCCAGCCCGAACTTCCGCACCAGCTGGCGGACGGTGAACTGGACCTCGCGGATCAGCGTGTCCACCAGGAAGTACTCGTTCACGTCGATCAAGTAGCTACCCGCCGGCAGCGCGTGCGTCTGGATGACTCGGGTTGGGTGATCGACGATCGACATCGCCCCAGTCCCGAAGCCACCTGTGTCGCCGAAGAGGGTGTGGAGCTGGGGATACCAGTTGCTGCCACGACAGACCGCCAGGAACCGCGTCACGACCTCCTCGAGCCACAGTCGGACACCTGCCTTTTCGTTGAGGTCGTAGGCCCGGGCCATCAGCCTGATCCACCGTTGGGCCGGCGACGCCAGCTGTGTCATGAGGCCAGCCGCGAAGTTGCGGTGAGCCCGCACCGCCGTGCCATCGATGATGGAGCTGCTGAACTCCTCGCCCCGACGGATCTGATCGAACAGGAACCGACTGCGGCGTGGCAGCAGGTAGTCCGACACATCCCGCCAGAGCGGCAGCATGGTGTCGCGCTCCGAGCGCAACCCCTTCACCATCTGGTCCAGCTCTTGCCGCAGCTGGTGTTCGTCTGGAGTGATTGGCATCGTCACTCTCCCAGGAGCTGCTTCGGCGCGGTGCGAGCCGGCGAGGTCAGGCCGCGCGCTCCGGTTTGGAGCATCGACTGCCGGCCCTGATAGGACATCATCCGCCGCCGCCGCTCACGGTTGCGTCGCTCCGTCTCTGGATCGATGCGGGTCTGTGTCACCGGACTGGCGCTCGCGGGAATGTTGGGGCTGCCCATCGCTATCTCCTGACGAACGGATCCCAGTCGTTCTCGGCGACGCCGTCCCGTCCGATCAGCGTGCCAACCTGCTGTCCCTGCGCTCCCACGTAGTCGGCGTGGGTGAGCGCGACAGCATCACCACAATCAGGGCTCGGCAAGCCCCGCTTCAGCAGATCCTCTTTCTTCTCCAGCCGCTTGCGACCGTTCTCGCCCCAGCTGTAGGTCGGAGCGCACGCATCGGCGAGGAAGTCGTTGTCCTTGGGGATGGCCGCCGCTGGCAGCCAGTCGGCCATGCGATCCCACATCTCCGTGCGGCGGTTCTCGTAGATCGGATCCTGGGCGCGACCCCCGAAGTTGATCTCGATGATCCGATGGCCGAGCGAGCGCAGCCGGTCGATCACGCCCTGACCGCCGCCGGCATCGATGAACGTCGCCGCCGGCTTGAACTTCCGAATCGAGTGCGCCACGGCATCGGCCAGCTGCATGTTGTCGAGGCCCCGGAACTTCCGCAGCGGGAAGAGCACGCGCCCCTGCCGGCCGGCGATCACTGACCGGTCGCCACCGTACCTCGCTACGTCCACGCCGAGTACTCGCGGCGACCACTCGAAGTCGTGCTCTCGGATCTCCCGCTTCATGGCTTCGAGGACTATGTCGATCGTGATCAGCTGGTTCTCGACGGCCGCCGAGAAGTCGCACTCGAACTCCTGGCGGTACTGTGCCTCCGTCATCGCCTTGCGGGCCATCTCCAGCTCTTCGGGTCGGATCACATCCGTCATGCTCGCCGGGTAGAACCCTGCGAACCACTCCGGGTCGTCCACGGCCGCGTAGTACATCTCGCTGAAGAGGTTGATCCCCTTGGGTGTGCCGATGAACAGCGCCCACCCCAGGCGATCTGAGAGCTGTGGCCTGATCACGTTGCCCCACACCGCGGGCTTCATGTCGGCCGGCTCGTCGAGGACGACGCCGTCGAAGTACATCCCACGCAGGCTGTCCGGGTTGTCCGCTCCGTAGATGCCGATCTCGGCCCCGCCCTTCATCCCGTTCGGCACCGTCACCGTCAGTTCACCGCGGCTGATCACCGCCCCGGGGATCTCGGACACCGAATCGCAGAGGTAGTGCCAGGCGACCTTCTTGGCCTGCTTCAAATACGGGGCGACGTACCCGAAGCGGCCGTGATCTCGCTTCAGCCGCAGCGCCGCGTCCGTCAGGGTCTTTTCGGACAGCACGGTCTTCCCGAAGCGGCGGTGGGCCACGAGGACGGAAAACCGCTTCAGCTGCTGGTGAACCTCCCACTGCGCCGGCCGCGGCTGATAGCCCATCGAGACCTCGACGATGCGGTTCATGAGGAGGTGACCTCCTGACCGTCGCTCGGAGGTCGCGGCACGCCGGTGTTGACGATCACCGTGGTCTGCTGGCCACCGCCGTCCTCACCGTCCCAGAGCTTCAGGTTGCGGCCGAGCAGCTCCAGCGCCGTCAGCTTGGCGTGGAACTTAACCTTGAGCAGGATCCGGCCGCCCTTGCCCACAGTCTCTGAGATCTCGGCGATAGCCGCGGTCTCGGCCTCCGTCAGCTCGTCGCTGGGCCGGAGCTTCACGCCTCGCCGGCCCCAGCTCAAGACTGTCGTCGGATCGAACAGAGCGATGCGTGCGATCTCCTGCAGCACGCGCTCGGCCTTGACGTTGGACTTCGAGGCTCGATCGGCTAGACGCTGGTCGATGACCTCCTTGATGTGAGGCTTACTGAGCAACTCGACTGCGTATCTCCCGGCCGACTTCGACGAGTACCCTGCCGCCCTTGCAGCCCTACTACCATTTAGATCTATTAGATACTCATCTATAAAGATCATCTGCTTCTTGGACGGCTTCGTGGCTCTCCCTTGCGTCATGACTGTCCTCTCCCGAGGACACCACAAATGGAAGCGGGGGAGGGATTTGAACCCTCGACATTCGGGTTATGAGCCCAACGAGCTACCGCTGCTCCACCCCGCATCACTGCCTCCAAAAAGAAAGCCGGCCCAACCGTCCGTGCACGGTCGAGCCGGCTTGTATCTTCGGGTCCGAGCGCCACCGTCGCGGCCTCTGACGACCCCGGATCACGTCTGATCCAGCCCCTTCTCTACCAGGGTCTGCCAGGAGTGTCAAACCGGGCTGAAAAGGGCTTCTGGGGGCTCCCCTGGGGCCTCGCGATATATCGCGAGTTGCTATGCTGTATCTCCCGGGTGGTCGCAACATGCTGACCGTGCTGGCCTTACGACCTTTTACAACTTCACTCTTGTGATATCACTCTGGTTCCTCCAAGATTCACGTAAGGAGGACACGAGATGAAGACCACGACAGCAACCGAGCAGTCCATCGAGCTAGCCCGCCACGCTGGCGAGGATCAGAGCTACGCCGACCTAGCCCAGGACATCAGCTAACCCATCACAGGAGACACGAAATGCGAGTAGATGAGCTGCAGCAGATTTTGGATGATCATAGGATGTGGGTGACGGGCCAGGGTGGCAGCAGGGCCAACCTCGGCGGGGCCAACCTCCGCGAGGCCAACCTCGGCGGGGCCAACCTCTACGGGGCCAACCTCCGCGAGGCCAACCTCGGCAGGGCCAACCTCGGCAGGGCCAACCTCTACGGGGCCAACCTCGGCGGGGCCGACCTCTACGAGGCCAACCTCCGCGAGGCCAACCTCGGCAGGGC